GAATATCTTCGAAGGTTGGACCTTCTGTTTTTTCTTCTCCATTTAGGTTTACACCTTGTAGAGAAGCCAAGAATTTTCTTTTTTCTTCTTCAGTCTTTTGCATAGACTTAAATGTTTGTATTAACTCTGGCATTGAAAGACTTTCTTCTAGTTCTTCGTAATTTTTCCAATTACCTAAAAGAAAAACTTCTCCTAGCAAAGCGGCTAAATCTAGTTCTGACCAGCCAGAACCGCTGCCGCTAGAAGGTTTGGGTCGTCAAGCTTGATCCCTCCGCAAACGTCAAGAATGCGATTGATTGTTGGCATGTCCAAAGCTTCTTCTAGTAAATCTTTATTTGCTACCAAATCTGGTAACTGTGACTGTATTGCAATTCCACATGCGTTAATTAGAATTGTTAATGTTTCTTCTTCATTTTCTGCCGATTGTGTTTTTTGAATCTCTGCCATAAACAGGCGTAGTGCCTTAATGCTTAGTGGCTTTAATTTAATCTTTGAACCATTTTGCAGCTCAATTTCTTCTACATTGTATACGGTTGTAGCCAATTTATCCTCCTAGGATTGTCTAAATTATTATAACATATAGGCATTATCACTACAAATAGAAAGACCCCCAAATCAATGGGGGTCTCTATAATTTAATTAAATTAAATTAAGCTACTGTTAATGTACGGTCAATAATCTTACCGTATTCTTGACCAGAGTATGCTGAATCTGGAAGAAGACGGAATGTTACTGGGAATGTTGTTGCTTGGGTACGAGCCAAAGAAAACTGTGACTGTTGTACTGACAAAACACGACGTCCATAGTAAATACGCTCAGCTTTTGCGGCATCTGCTGTAGGTGCTTGACCTACGGCAATTAGCTGACGCTCTGTTGGTGCAATACCAAGAGCTCCTGCTTCAAGACCGATTGTTTCTGTCTTTGTATTTCCTGAGCCTACTGCTGTTGGTTCTCCAGCCTGTCCGAAAACTACTAGAACGTTTTCTAGTGTTCCTTCGGCCATTTCTGTTGCAATCATAACCTCCATCGCAGATTTGAACAGCTTAGCTGTATCAAGTAGCTGATCTACTGTTACTGAATCGTATGTTGGATTATAAGTGATTTGAAGACCGTTGTTGGTAAAACCAACGTTACGATACTTTGAACCATTTAAAGCGTTTAATGTTGTTGTGTATGAAACTCCAGGTGCAAAAGCAGCTGCTGCTACTGATCCTGGTTCTTGTACTACATAACCTGACTGTGTTGAGTCCTTCTCAGAAATGAAAAGTGGTGATGCACCTACAAGAATATTTTTGGCATTGTTAAATGACATTTACTACCTCCTGTATTTCAATATATATATATATTTAAATCCTAAAATCAAGCTGGCTAGGCTTCTTTCCTCGTATCCAATTATACGGAACAAGTTGACTAAAAGCAACCTATAAGAATCTTCCTGCCTGGTTTGTTATTCTAGAGTATTTAACCTCTAATGTTATATCTGCTGAAAGGAACCCCTGGAGCTCTTGAGAAGGTGCCGTTGGGGATATATCTGCTATAAATATACTATGAAATTTAAATTTATCATTTATGTTATCTGATTTATTTATGTCTCCAGCAGAGTCGTCCATACGTCTAAATAGGTCTGTCATTAGATTTCGAATTTCTGATATTTCAGAGACATCTGTAGAGTAAACAGTAAATAGTATTTGCTCACAACATATTAGCCAATTTTCTTCATACGATAATCCAACCTTGTCATATACAATATGCTTTTTCCCGCTTAAAAATTGATTCATTTCTGGGGACTGTTGAACTGGGATAATAGGGATTATGACGTCTCCAAGAGAATCGCTATAATACTCTTCTGGATCGAAGACATTATACGAGCATAGGTTTTCCCATAAATACTTTCTAATTTCAAACATGGCGTCTAATTTATAATTGGCTGTCATATCATTGCACCCCCAAATGATTGTTCTACTGCTGAGTCCGCCATAGATCTAATTGAGTTTGGAGAGAATGAATATTGAACTCTTTTAATTGGAGCAGGTATTTTTAATGCCTTGGAAATTTCTGAATTAAATATCTGTTGAAATCCAGATTTTCTAATAGCGTTATTTACTAAATTACCACTAAAGAATCTTGAATAATATAATGTAAATTGATTTTTAACACTAGGTCCTCCTGGCCTTTTAACGGTCACTGAGGCCCCTATTGGCATAAAGACTGTTCTACCATTAGATTCAAATACTAGCCTCTCAGAATGGCGTGGAGCAATTATTAGGGGCATGCCTGCTTCCATCACGGACGCTTTATTAACAAAAACATGCTTTCTATTATTTTCTGGAGATGGGACAAATGATTTAGATGGCTGTAACTCATAATTTACCTTAAATGAAATACCATCGCCATCAATTGTTTTTAATTTAAATAGCCTAGCATTTTTATTTCCAGCCTTTTGCCACTCATAGACATGGTGTAATGATTTTGGCTTTGATCTAGCTTGAGCATCTATGTGTTCTCCAAAATCTTTATTTATCTGTGTAAAGATTGTTTTCTTAAATGCATTTTTAAATCTTTTGCTCTTACTAAATTTAGCTATAACATTAGCTTCATAATATAAAGCCGCTGATATTTGCGCTACATTACTGTCTCTGATTAAGGAGTCTTTAGGTTGACCGTGCATTAACCGCTCTAGTCCAGAAGCGGCCTGCAATAACATTACGTTAGATTCCAATTTGCTGGTTCTCCGATCTTTTTAGTACGGCACTCCAAGCAAGTACATCTCCAAATGGATCTGTCATTGGGGTTACTCCGACTACTTCAAATACGGTTGGGGTATCATTAGGGTAATCTAATTCTGTCCAAATATTTTCGCCATTCCCTGTTCTAATATTTGTTATTTTTTCTCTAATTGATAGCTTTGAGTTTGTTCTAACTTCTATAACTTGAACGTTTTCGTATTTAGTTCCAAGAACTTGCCTGTCACCACTTCGTGCTGTGGCTGTGTTACTAATAACGCCTTTTGCATAACAAGAAACTGTTTTTATATAGCTCCACTCTTTTTTGATTGCCCCAGTAGATACGTCTTGAGAGTCCGATTGCTTGTAGACATCCATAAGCATAGAAAACGAAGCATCTACTACTCGAAACATCAAATTACCATTAATTGAGTTAATACATATGGAAGAAGTATTTGGTCTACGTATACATTTCCTGTTCCACGATATGCCTCTGCATTGTACTCAAACTTCCAATCAAATGACTGAACATTGTTTACGTATTTTGCTCTCCAAATAGAGTCTTTAGAAAAATAATCTTTCATTAATTCTATACATGCTATTTCAATATCATCTGGTACGTTGTCCCATCCATATCTTCCTTGCACACGATATCTGTAGTCTTTAATAAAGACTCCGTAACCATAATCGTTGATGGATGGAGGAACCATTCCGTTTGCTGTGTAGACTGTATTGTCCAGCATTTCTGCTCTGTTAATTCTTATTCCAAAACCAGATTCTGTTACTTGAGTTGAATAATTCCAATTATTTATTTGATTAATAGTATCTACTAGTAAGATATCATTTGAATATAGTTTATGTAATGTGTTTAATTTAAAAGGTAATGGGAGGATGTCTGAGCCCGAACCGTAGGCAATTTGAACATCATCGTATAGACAAAACTTTTGGCCCGTATGGTTTTCTATTACTTTTCGTGCATACTTTTCTGCCATTACCAGTTCGTGATATGTTTTATAGTTAGGATCAGATGAATCAGTTCCAAAACCCATATCCTCAATCGCTTCTGCTAGATTGCAATATGGCTGTACCACATCAACATACGTTGCATGGCTTTGAGATTGACTATTTATTTGATATGCCCAATTAACCTTAAACTTTTTTATTCTATTAGTTAAATTATATGGAATATTTATTTTATATGAACCATTATCAGTTTCTATTTTTGTTGCCTGAATAGAAAGAACTGGGGTTGCTGGATTTACTGCTGGTGATACGGCAGGATCTTCTGTAATATCATAAACTGTAGCCATGACGTAATCACTGTCTGCATTTATGATTTCGCCACCAAAAATTATTTTTGTTGCTGTTGGTGAATTACTATTTATGTATACTTCTGCCATATTAAAGGTTTAAATTAGTTGTAGAAGTCTTGTGCTTCCTTTGGTGTGGCTAATCTAAAACCCTCCTCCTTATCAAAAATTTCTTGAGCTGCCTCTTCTGACATTGCTGCAAAAGGATGATCTTTTGTAAACGTGTATCCCATTGTATCGTACCTATGGTTAGATCTATCCATTCTTACAAGAACTTCGTCTTTATTTTGTTTTTTCTTTACATCAAATCTTGGTAAAACTTCAATCTCTTCTTTTGCATCATCTATATCTTTAAGTGTTTTTGAGTATACCGCCCAAGTTACACCTTCTTCTGATAGTCCAGCAATTATGTCTGTTTTGCTTTTTAAGTTTTCTAAGTCTACTCCGAAGTCTTCGGCAACCTTTTTAAGTTCAGCTAATTTTAATGTCTCAAATGACATATATTCTCCTTAGTCTAGGTTATTTAATTATAGCATTACTAAATTAAAATGAGAAGCCCCCAAAATTAATTGGGGGCCTCTATTTAGATTAATTCCTAATTAGGAAGCAATCTTAACGTTCTTTACTACTACCCAAGCATCTGCTTGCTCAATTGCAACACCAACACGAGTATACATTGTGTACTCGATTGAGTCCTTCTTTGGCCAGAAGAATCGGTATACAGTTACATCACGCTTGATACCAATAACTACGTTATTTGGGAATGTCAAGTGGACGTCACCGTGTGATCCTGTTGCTCCTGAGTATGAGCCAGTTTGTGTCTCGCTTAGTAATGGAACTTCAACGATTGGAATACCAAATGCGTATGGAGCTACGTATCCAGCTGGGCCAGATACAGGTGCTACCTCGCCACGGATAATGCCAGAAGCAATATCTTGTGGGTTAAC